CCGCTGATCCGGTCTTTTTTTGGGGCTGGCGTCTGCGCTTGCGTACGCTTCTTGATCGGCTTAACCATTCTTGGCCCTCCTCCGAGCTATGAGTTGCTCACTGAGAGCGGCTATTCCTCCACCACTACCTGAGGCCGCTATCCTAGTCATTGGTGAGCGCTGAGCTTCCTCGGGCAAGTCACCCGCCCCAAGACGCTCCCTCAACGCTCGCTCTAACTCATCATCAGGAGTTAGCAAGCCTGACTGCACTAGCCCCGGAAGCATCCCCATAGAATCCGCAAGATCATCTGTATCAAGCCCAGTATGAGTGAGTTTAGGTAATTTGCTAGGATCAATAGCGCCATAATTCCACCGGATTAAACGGCCAATAGTACCCGCACCGCGCCTATCAACTCCGCTCACTTGAGCCGCGATAATGTCACAGAGGTTAATAGCGGCTCGCCTAAATACGCTTAGGTGTATCTCACCAACGCTACGAGCTCCGGTCTCAGTGTTACCGAGGTCTGCGAACTGAGTGAGGAAGGCAGAGGCTATCTGTGAGTCACACTTAGTTATTATGTTGATTGGTCCATCTGCATATAGGTTTGGTGTGGCTGCGTATTGCTCAAACTTTACAGCCGCGTTCTCAACGAGATAGCTCTGCTCAGCAGATAAGAAGGCTTGAGCCTGTCCCTCTGCATCATCAATCATAGCGTCAATATCGCCATCACTGAGCCCTAGAGCTTCGGCTTGTGATCTGTCTACAACTACCTTAGGAGATGGAACGGCCCAACGGTCAAGACCTACGCACATGAGGTTCGCAACCCTCTGCTTGGTACGCCACCACCACCAACATGGCCTAAGCATCCCAACGCCCTCAAAGTTTGAGCCTGTCTTATTGAGGGTAAGCAATAAGAGTTTATTGCTGGGGATAGGCTCAGGAGTCTGTGTTAACCCCACTGCGTTCTGAATAACGCCATCAAGCTGTTGATTGTCGCGGCTTAACCAACGCTGATGAGCGCTTGGTTCTCTGTCAGCGTAATGAGATAACCACACCTTAATCTTACCTGTTGAGTCCGGCCCTACTTTGTAGATCTCTTCGGCGTATCGATAGCCTAGGGGGATAAACTCAAAGAGGTAGCTTAGTTGGTCTTCCCAGCTCATAGCCATTTGGCCTGAGTGGCCATCGAACCCCCAGCACTCATTAGCGAAACGGGCGAGCTCCTCTGAGACTAGATCACCCTCGACACCCGGAACGAATCGCCATGAGGCAGAGAGCAGAGTTTGCCTGAGCATATGCCACGAGCGTCTGACCACCGGGTCAGTCCTCAGCATCTCTTCCGCTTCTTGCACCCAATTGAGGCCGGTGAGCTGAGCGTTCTGTTCCTTGCCAGTGATCACCCCACCGCTGAGTTGGGTGCCGGTTATGCCACGAGTTTTAAAGCGTGGCGCTTTAGCTCTGAGGTGGCGCGGCTCGCGCTCTGTCTCGTGTTTCTGCATAGCCTACTCCAAGCCGGTGGGTCTTATCCTTTCTCCGATTTGGAGCTATCATCAATACTCAACTCTATCTATAGACGATACTTGACTATTTGTCTAGTTTCTCATTTTGACCGAGGCAACCACTCATCAACAGTAGGATGCAATACCACTTGTGAGGCGTCTTTTGTCTTAATGGGAGACTCTCCCGCGAAGAGAGAGAGCTTGTCAATCATGGCTTGCTGAAGCTCGTTAATCTGCTCGCGTAAGAGTTGCATCTGTATTTGAGCATCTCTGAGTCGAGCTATGAGCGCCTCTCTATCTGCATTAGCAGAGGCTAATTTATCTTTGAGTTCCTCCACCTCTGAAGGGTCACGCCCTGATGCTATGGCCATCATCGAGGAAATGCTACCTGTAATCATGCCCAGGATGCCAACCAATACGTCTCTATTTTTCTCTACGATCTCAACGTAGGTGAGGAACAGGATAAGCCCCACCACTAGCACCATAAAGAAGACGCTAAACCACCAACCACGCTTGGCTTTGATCTCAGAGGTTAACTCGCGCTCAGTTCGTTTTTTCTCCGGTTGCTTATTGTCCATTGATAAACTCCAGTAGTGCTTTGATAGGTGGATAGGTAGCCAACCAAGGCCACATAACACATAACACATAGATCAACTCTATGAGGAGTATTCGAGGAATACACCACCAAAACCACTCCATTATCTTTCTATCTCGCGCTCTACTCCTCACCTTCTTTGGGCCGCCTAGCCTCTTAACCTTCTCGGAGCTCGGGGGAGGTTGTAAGCTTTGGAGGGTTGAGCCTACAGCGTAAAGAGATTGGGGCTCTCTCACACCCTTGAAGCGATATAGGCCGACGCATACATAGCGGGTACCCTTGGGAGTAAACTTATTAGTTCGTCCTTTGATGGCGGCCATAGCCTCAGCGGTGAGGAGGACTTGCCCAGCCATGCAGACACTCATGGTTCTAGCGGCTATGTTCTTAGCTACTCCCTCTAGCTCAATCGGCTTAGCGCCACCGAGGGTATCAAGCTCATCTTGTGTCACCTCAGCAACTACCCCTAGATGTATACCTATTCTAGTATTGAGCTTGGTTCGTTGGGGGATGGTGGCTTGATAGGTTAACGCGAAATTAACAGCGTCAATACTGCGCTCGAAGCTGACTAGGAAACCATCAGACCTGTCAATCTCCCGACCATTAAAACGATACATTAGAGAGCGCGTCATCCTGTCATGGTATTGCAACCACTCAGCCGCCTTGACTGCCCCCACTTTCTGCACGAACTTAGTAGACCCTATGAGGTCGAGTAGTACTATAGCTAGTCGTCTCTCTTTGATTTCCAAGGCACCACCTTTACACCATGCTTTAATAGGTAGCCTACTCCGGCCTCACCTTCTCGGGCTGGTGAGTATACGGTAGCGATACCTGAATGATGTATCAACTTAGCGCAATTCAAACATGGGTCGCGCGTCACTGTCAGGAAGGCTCCGAGGGTAGACGCTCCCAGACGAGCGGCATTCATGATGGCGTTGGCCTCTGCATGGTGGCAGCCTATTTCTACTGAGGTGCCTGAGACAATATTGAGGTCGTCTCTAGTGCAAGTGTGATCACCACATAGTTCACCACCACCTCTAGGAGCTCCGTTATATCCATCTGAGATGACAGCCCAACTCCGAGGATCAAATATCACAGCGCCTACTTGACCACGTGGGCAAGGGGAGCTCTTAGCTAGTAGCTCTGCCTGAGCTATCCTCAACTTGATGTGCTTATTCATGACAGCATCAGAGCACCGAGGGAGACGGGGAAGCGTTCGAGGAGCTCAGCCTGTATAGCCTCGGCTACCTCTGTGGCTTCAGGTTGAGCGTGCTCATCTAGCCGTAACCTCAGGAACTTAGCCCAATTCAGGAGGTTACCACTCATCCAGAAGCTAGTGTACATCGACTGAGGTAACACAGCTCGGGCTTGCTCCCTGGATGCGCCTTGCTCTAAGAGAGTGTTGTAAAACTCTAGACAGATCTTAGTATGCTCTTTGATCAGCTTCGTAAACTCCTCAGACCTCGGGATATTGATAGGGAGAGAGCATTGTAGATTCGTCTCGGCTTGTTTGCGTAAACTTCGAGGAATGTAAAACTCAATATCCTTAGAGGTGTATCGTCTGCTGATCTCGTTATATGAGAATGTCCTATGACGCTGTATCTGCCGAGCAATGAACAAAGGACAGGTAATGAGGAAGGTGGCGCTGATATGCTCAAAGGGTGAGGTGTGGCGGTTGACTGCTAGGTAGTTAATCAGCGTCTTATCTCGCTGATTCATCTCGCTTTGAGTGGCCATCTTGGCGAAGCTAACCCGAGCGGCTAGAGCTGGTGTGTTGTCTTCCCCCATCGATTGGATAAGTGTAACCTCTCCAATACCATCATCATAGATATTCATCCTCGGGCCTTTACCCTTTCGATCTCTCGGGTGAGATACCAATGAGCCTTCTCTAAGTCTTCGAGCTCCTTGTGAGGGTCTTTGAGGCCGGCCCTAGATAAATACTTCAGAGTATTACCTCTGTTAAAATTAAGCTTCCAAGCCTCGATGACGTCTATAGCCTCGATGGTGTTGGGGTGATAGTGGGTTGGGTGATCGACGGTCAAAACTGCCTCCTCTTTGATGCGCCTACTCTTACTCTTCGGCCTGTTGTGGTGGGTGTGGTTCTTTGGTACTGCCTGCGGTCGACGTCTGTGTCGTTCCAATTCCAAGTGATGCAGTCATAGCGGAGCGCGTCTAGTGGGTCTTCTCTGCCGTCCTTCTTTGGCTGCTCTTTGTTGTCCCAAGCATAAGACATAATAGCTTTGTGTAGGCTGTTACCTGTCGCTCTCTCTCCCTTGGCCCATACCTCTCTAGTGATCAGGTATTGTTTGCGACCAAAAGCTCTTTTGAGTCTTTGAATGCCGTTCAATACATCGGTGCGGATTGGGTCTGTGTTGCTCCGAAGAGGAAGACCAAGGCCACCGGGGGGAGCTCCTCTAATCGCTCGGAATGCTGATCGCCCTGTTTGGTCATTCCGCGCTCGGCCTGCCTTGTCTGCTACTCCGACATCTAACCATATTCGCGGTGAGGGTGCTGCGGCTTGATATGCTCGAGGCCACGCTATGGCTAGGATGAGGGTAGTGAGTTGCTCGATGGTCACCTCTCGTGGGTTGAGCTCACCACAGATCACATCAGCTCCTAGCTCGTCATCGTGGCAGATGATCAAGACGCTAGGTTTACGGAAGCCCCAGTCGATGGCTATGCGTCCGGTCATACTCGGCTTGTATTTCCATCCGTCGATGATGTGAGACTCGGTGAACTCAGAGTAGATAAGCCCGGTGGGTGGCCTTGGCTTATTCATCACCATAGCTTCCCGCTCCTCAGCTGGTAGAAGCTTGGTGGCCTCGAACCATTCCGCGCTGAGGTTGGCCTCGTTGACGTATGAGCTAAAGAGGAGAGGTTCACACTCTGCTTGCTCTGCCATCTGCACCCACCATGCAGAGCTGACAGGCAACCCCACCAATATCATGATGGGAGAAGGGCCGGCCCGAAGACGCCCCATAGCTTTATGGGCTACCTCAGCGGTGAGAGTCTGGCATTCATCGATCAAGCAAACACCACTAGTGATGTTGAGCCCCTCTAGGGGATTGTGGGTAGCGTCTCGCGTACCCGGTCGATAATACGAGCGACACCAAACAGTTGAGTTAGTGGATGGGTCAAGCCACTGTCTGAGGGTGTGATTATATGTCCACCCCAATGGGCCTAGCCACTTTTCTAGCTCAGGCATTAGAACACTGTTGTAACGTGGGTTAGTATCAGTGACCAACAGGCTAGAGGTTCCCGGCCTCATCCTAGTAATGAAGAGGAGAGCGAAGACTAGCGCTGAGGTCTTGCCACTCCCCCACCCACACCGAGCCGCGATTATCCTATCTTCTGAGAGGATGCTCTTTATGATGGCGCGTTGAAGCGGGTTTAGTACTAGATCAGTCATCAGTCACAGTCTGTAAATTGGAGACCCTCAGAGGTGACCTCATAATACTCTCGATTGATCAAGCCATCTTTATTGGTCTCAGTGACTGTCACTAGAGCTCCTAGGGAAACATCAACCTCATCGAAATATACGCGACTCCAGCCATCACTATCAGCGTCTGAAGTGGCTCTAATGTGATACTCTCCATTGTCTATACTCCACTCGGTTCGTTGCTTGGAAGCGTATATAGTCCAAGCTCGCTTTAACTTTACTCTAATCATCTGCATCTTGTGTTATCTCCTCATCTTCGTCATCTCGCGGCTTGAGCTCCTCTTGCACTTGGGTGATCATTGAAGTGACCATCTCTGTACCCTTATCAGAGGTCGAGCCTACATTAAGTTCGAGCTCCTTCTTGGCTCCCCATCGATCGGGGTAACGCCTCTCTAGAATCCAAGCGTAAGCTCGCCAATCGGCCTTCTCATCACCTAGTCGTTTGAGCTTGGAGAGCGCTACGGCTTCAGCGAAGTCTTTGGCAGCGTTAACCTCTTCAGTCCATTCTCCATCTTCGCACTCTTCTAGCCAGCGGTAGTGAGTATTCTCGCTGATGCCAGCTTGGGTGCAAGCGGCCACTATGCTCATACCTTCTCTGAGGTTATCGAGTAGCCTATCTCGGACCTCTCGTGGGTAAGGTTTTCTTCCTAACTTCTTGCTCATGTTCTGCCTCTCTTAAAGTCTTGTCGATGTACTCGTGAAGGGCTCTCGACTTGTTATAGATGTCCAAATCATCAGGGTTGGTTAAGTCGAGGTCTTCTTCTAGGCGAGTAACTAACATCTCCTTGAGTGTAGCTAATATCTCCTCACCTGTCCTTACGTGCGTGCGCGTTATATCTTTGGAAACTAATTTTATATCACTCATGACCTCTCCTCTTTGCTCGTCGCTGTCTGTTGTATTCCCGCTCACAGAGCAGCCTTATTCGTCGCTCCTCAGGGGTCTCATTCTCTTTACGTCTGCGCTTGTATTCTCTCGCTTTTAGGAGTCGAGCTTCTCTCTCTTCAGGGGTCTCATTAGCTCGCTTATGCCTGATCCACTGGCGCTTATACTCTAGGTTACGTTCCCTGTTCATTCTTCTCCCACTCTTCCTCCATTTGACATAAGCCAATTCTTATACACTCTCTGAGTAGAGCAGATTGATTTACCGTAGCTTGTTTTGGTGAGTTGGCTTCGATGATTGACTTCAGTCTGGCGAGCTTGGTTAGGAGCTCCTCAGTGAGTCGGAATTGTACTGCTTTTGATAGGGGAGTTTTATGTGGTTTCTGCATGGTGTTTATCTCGCTTCTTTCGTTGGTAATATTCTCTATTCTGCGCTAGTCGTTTCTCGCGTTGCTCCGGGGTCTCGTTAGCTCGTCGCCTTCGGTTGTATTCCCGGTGGTACTCTCTCCGCTTCTTCTTGTCTCGTTGATACCGCTCTCGATCTTTAGCTCGTCGCTTCTCGCGTTGCTCAGGGGTCTCATTGGCTGCGCGTTGTCTTTGGTATTCTCTCGCTCTAGCTAGCCGCTTCTCTCGTTGCTCGGGGGTCTCGGCTTCCATCCTCATT